GCTGGTGCTGGGAGACCCCTTCCAGCTGCCACCGATCGGTGGCGCTGGCTACTTCACAGAGCGAGTGCAACCAGACGTGCTGCTCACTGATGTGCGGCGGCAGGCCAGGGACAGTCCCATCATCGAGCTGGCGACCAAGACCAGGAACATGGAGAAGCTATCGATCGGGAGCTATGGTGGAAGTAGCGTTGTCAATAATGGTGATCTGCCTCGTGATGAGGCCCAGAGGATGGCGATTGAGGCCGATCAGATACTGGTTGGCAAGAACGCGACGAGGCACGCCTCCAACCGTCGGATGAGATCAATCCTGGGGCGTAGCGGAGACCCGCAACCCGGAGACCGGCTTGTGTGCCTCCGGAACAACAACGAGCTCGGCCTGCTCAATGGTGGCATCTGGAGCTGCACTGACTTCGGCCGGATCAGCGAAGACCGAGCGACACTATCTGTGCTCCCAGAAGACGAGGGGCTGGAGCTGACCTGCGAGGCGCACACTCACCACTTCGAGGGCCGAGGAGACGACCTGCCTTGGTACGAGCGCAAGGAGGCCGAGGAGTTTGACTACGGCTACGCGCTGACAGTCCACAAGTCTCAAGGCAGTCAGTGGAACAAGGTCATGCTCTATGATGAGAGCTGGATATTTCGACAGGATCGCTACCGCTGGCTCTACACTGGCATCACCCGAGCGGCTGAGAATATCACCGTGGTGAGGCTATGACACCGGCCGGTCGCCGCGTCGAGATGGCTCATGAGAAGCTGCAGCAGGGCGCTGTGAAGCTCGCCCTCATGCTGGGACGCAAGCGGCTGAGTCGAGCTGTGCTGGTCGAGGTAGTCGAGCAAGTCGAGTACGCGAGAAAAGAGCTGCAGGAAGTCATTGGTGTAAAGCGGGAGGATGAGAGAGGATGAACGCCCTTCGTGACACTAGGAGACCACAGATCATGGGGCCATCCCAGCCGCATTCTGAGCAGGTCCACGCCGAGAAATATCGCGGCGAGGGCGAGAGCTTCCGAGACGCCATGGGCCGAATTGCCCAGGGCCTCGCTGATGACAGCGAGCATTATCAACAGTTTCGGGACATCCTGCTCGACATGCGGTTCCTGCCGGCCGGTCGGGTCCAGGCCGCCATCGGCTCCCCGAAGCATATCACGCCCTACAACTGCTTCGTCAGTGGGACGATCCATGACAGCTTCGTCCATGGCGACGAGAATGGTCAGAACAGCATCATGGACATCGCCGCGCAGGCCGCCGCGACCATGCGGATGGGCGGCGGCATCGGCTACGACTGGTCCACGCTCCGCCCGTCTCAAGACCTGATCGTCGGCGTGCAGAGCCGGACAGACGGCCCCATGGCGTTCATGCCGATCTATGACGCGGTGTGCCGCGCCACCGCCAGCGCCGGCAACCGGCGTGGAGCTCAGATGGGCGTGCTGCGAATTGACCACCCAGACATCCTCGCGTTCATACGCGCCAAGCAGCCCTCCGACCGGCTCCGCCACCTCTGGGCAATGGTGGACGACCTGCCGGCCGACTACCCTGGCCGCGAGCTGCTGGCCGAGGCGCTGCAGGAGACCCTGCGCCTGACCGGCTTCAACCTCTCCATCGCTGTGACCGATGAGTTCATGGAGTGCCTCGCCGCCAAGCGCCCGTTCCCACTGCGCTTCGGTGGCCGCGTCTACAACCACGTGGACCCTGTGGCGCTCTGGGAGACGGTGATGCGCTCCACCTGGGACTGGGGCGAGCCTGGGGTGCTGTTCATCGACACCATCAACCGGATGAACAACCTCTGGTACTGTGAGACGATCTCAGCCACCAACCCCTGTGGCGAGCAGCCGCTCCCTCCCTACGGCGCCTGCCTCCTGGGCTCCATCAACCTCGTGCAGTACGTCGGCTCCAAGAGCATGCAGGTGTTTCGTGGCGGGGAGGAGGTCAGCTCCGTCCGAACATTCGACTATGATCAGCTCCGCGCTGACATCGAGCCGATTGTGCGGGCGATGGACAACGTGGTGGACGTGGCTATCTATCCACTGGACCTGCAGCGCTGCGAGGCCAAGGCCAAGAGGCGCATGGGCATCGGTGTCACCGGCCTCGCCAACGCCGCCGAGGCGCTCGGCAAGCCCTATGGCTCCATCCAGTTCCTCGACTTCGAGGCCAAGGTGCTGGAGCTCATCAGGGACGAGTGCTACGCGGCCAGCGTCAGCAATGGCATCCGGAAAGGCAGCTTCCCGGTGCTGGATCGACAGAAATTCGCGGACGGTGAGTTTGTGAAGACACTGCCGCCGGAGCTCCGCCGTGACATCTCACGCTTCGGCATCCGCAATAGCCACCTCACCAGCATCGCCCCGACCGGCACCATCAGCTACAGCGCGGACAACGTCTCCTCTGGGCTTGAGCCGGTCTTCTCCTACGATGGGCGCCGCAAGATGAAGATGCTGGACGGCGAGCAGGTAGTCGACATCACTGACTATGGCTACCGAGTATTCGGTGTCAAGGGCAAGCTCGCCGCCGACGTCACTGCCCAGGAGCACGTTGACGTGCTGGCGGTGGCGGCCAATCGCGTGGATAGCGCGGTGAGCAAGACCTGCAATGTCTCTCCACACATGGAGTGGGAGGACTTCAAGGGCATCTATCAGCAGGCCTATGACCGGGGCTGCAAGGGTGCCACCACCTTCAACCCTGGTGGCAAGCGCCTCGGCATCTTCATGGCCAAGGCCAAGACCGAGGCTGAAGGTGAGGTGTGCACCATAGACCTGGAGACCGGCCGGAGGAGCTGCGAATGAAGCTCCTCGTCTGCGGCGGCCGGGACTACACAGACATCTTCAACATCTACCGCGTGCTGGAGCAGGTCTGCAACAACCACGACATCACCGAGATAATCGAGGGGGATGCTAGTGGTGTGGACCGCATCGCCGGCAGATGGGCGGTTGGACATGGCAGGAAGCTCACGCGGTTTCCAGCTGACTGGGAGCGGTATGGCAAAGCGGCTGGCCCGATCCGAAATAGTCAGATGCTGGATGAGGGGAGGCCAGACATCTGCCTTCACTTCCCCGGCGGCAAGGGGACGGAAGACATGGTGAGGCAAGCCCGAAAGGCTGGTCTCACCATGATCGACGCGAGCACGATATGAAGCCAGTGCTGATTGGACAGGCCCCTGGCCCCAACACCAATCCGGATGAGCCATTATTTCCGCTACCCTGGAGCTCAGCTCCAGGGCGGCTCTGTGAGCTCATGGGGCTGGACGCAGGGACCTACCTGGACACCTTCCAGCGCCTCAACGTGCTCAACCATTTCCCCGGCCGCTCCGGTCCTCGAGACGACCGCTTTCCACTTCGTGAGGCAAAGCTGGCCGCGCGGTCGATGCTACCGCTGCTGCAGGGCCGAGACGTGATCCTGGTGGGCCGCAATGTGGCTCAGGTGTTTGACCAGCCGGCTGGCTCGATCTCCATCGGCCTATACCACACCGAGCAGCCCCATAACCCCCGCTGGCGCATTCGCCGGCTCTTCGTCGTCCCACATCCCTCCGGCCGGAACCACTGGTATAACCGGGTGATCAACCGCGAGGAGGCCAGACGCTTCTGGAGCCAGTTTCTCATGGAATACAGCGTCGAAAGAAACATGTTGTCTTCTGCGGATACATCCCCCATCTTGCTCTCAGAGGCGTCGCCCGGCGCCCGCTAAGAGCCCTAGAAAAGGAGGGGAAAATGTTTGATATCAATCGGTTGTCCACGTCCCAGCTCGTCGCGCTGTATAACTCTGGTGGTGGCACCCCGGTGAACCGCTTCTCCGACAAGACGACCGGCATCAAGCGCCTCAAGGCGCGGATGAAGGAGCTCGACCTCGTCCCGAACGAGGACGGCACCGAGCTGATCACCGCGAAGAAGGCCGCTCCAGCTCCGGCCCCTGAGAAGTCTGAGAAGGCCAAGAAGGAGCCGGCCGCCCGCAAGCCGCGTGGCATGTACTTTGTCTTCCCGTTCCTCGACGAGATCAAGCCGGTCCGCCCTGGCACCAACCGCGCGGTCCTCTACGACCTGCTGTCGCGGCCGGAGGGTGCAACCTTCGAGGAGTGCGTCGCCGCCACCTGGGGCAAGAAGAAGGACATGCCGGCCGAGAAGCAGATCAAGACGACCTACGAGGCTGTGCGGCTGCTGCACTACTACTGCGGCTACAGCATGCGCATGAGCGAGGGCGGCAAGATACACCTCAAGACCAAGAAGTGAGGGCACCATGGCCACGCGTAGCTATGAGCGCCTAGGCATCGTGCCCTTTGGGCGCCACCTAATCACCAGCGGGGACCTGGACCCTGTCTATATCGCTCTCGTGAAGATGGAGCTGGACCAGCGCCAGCTCTATCGCTGGCTCATCGCCTACTGGTGTCTATACCACTGTGGAGCCGCCTGCTACCTTAGCGAGCGTGAGGGGCCAGAGTTCTGGAAGGGTCTGATGGCGGCGGCGAAGAATGACGCCCCAGCGCCGACCAGTGGACGCTGGCCACGTGGCCATGAGCGCCGTCACTTCCGTGGCGAGGCCGCCGTCAAGGCAACAAAGGTGCTGTGGGGCCGGTTCCTTAACCGGCCGGAGGAGATGGTCGAGCGGCTGCTTGAGGGCATGGAGGAGCCCATGCCGTACGAGATGCTTGCCCCTCAGGTAAAAGAATATCCACTGTTCGGTCCATGGATCAGCTTCAAGGTCTGCGACATGGTGGACCGCGTGCTTGGCCGGCCAGTCGACTTCACTCAGGCGGCTGTCTTCATGTTTGATGACCCGGTCAAGGCCGCGCTCATGCTTTGGCGAAAGCACCATGGCTACGACGAGTGCGTCAGCCCGAAGCACCAGGGCACGGTGATCGCGGGTGTCGTGCAGTGGCTGGAGAGCCAGTTCAAAGAGCTCACCGCCCCGCCGCTGCATGACCGACCAATCGGCCTCCAGGAGGTCGAGACTGTGCTCTGCAAGTGGAAGAGCCACATGAACGGTCACTACCCGCTGAACAACGACATCGACGAGATCAGCGGTGGCCTGGAGGAGTGGCGCTCCACCTGCGATACCGTCAAGCAGTTCGAGCACCACATGCCGAGGAGGATGGTGTGACATTCCACGTCAAGCATACAGGCCTGGGATACCCAGAACTCAAGGACAAGACCGCGCTGGCTATGCCACACCCTCGCCACCCTGGGCTTCTCCTTCTCCAATTCGACGACAAGGACCTGCGCTCAGAGTGGACTTCTGAGCACCGGCCGGAGTTCATCATCGAGGGTGACGAGCATGGTGGCCTGCGGTGGGGCTATGGCTGGCACGCGTTCGGGGAGTGCGTGGTCGAGCGCCTCCCTAAGGTAAGCTGGGAGGACGCTGATGCAAGTTCACATTGAGGGCATGGGCGTCCAGGGCTCGCTGCTGGCACATCGTCTCCACATGCGTGGCATCGACTTCACCTGGAACGATATCGAGGTCGAGCGCGTCGCGTGGCAGGCGAGCACTGGCGCCATTTACCCATCCGGCTCTACCACCTTCGGACCTGACGAGGAGTGCCGTGAACAGTGGCTTGAATGGTTTAGTCAGGGCTTCCTAGGAGGTCGAGCCGGCGGACTGTTGGAGCTGGCGGACTGGGTATACTGCACCAAGGTGCAGCCGCATGGCGGCAAGTATATCTACTGGGACATCTTTGACGGTGACCTGCGAATGGCCTCACCCTTCGCGCTACACCTCAACGCGCAGCAGCTGGTGAAGGCCACGAGGGAGCGGTTTGCAGAGCGACGTCTCGAGCTCCCCCCACCTCCTGGGCAGCTCGACTGGCACATCGTCTCGCATGGCTGGGGAAAGCGGCTCAGCCACGTCTACTGGGGCTGGACAAGGCTTGTTCGCCTTGAATACGAGCACACTGATAAATTCGTGCATCTCAGGCCAGCCTTCTACTTCCGCGAGGGCCGGTTCATCATGGCCTACGCCTACCCGGTTCCAGGCACGCCGTATTGGTACGCTGGCTCCAACATCATCAAGCAGCGTCCGGATGCTCGGCTGTCGCTGGAGATGCCAAGCAAGTATGAGAGGTGGAGGTCTAACTTTGAGCGGCTTGGTGGTGGCCACGTCCGCGTGGTCGAGGAGGGCGACTTCCTGGAAGGCTGGCGACCAGCAGCCGATCAGAGAGACACCGCCTGGGTGAAGGTCTCCTACCAGGACCGCGTCGCGGGGCGAGGTCAGATGGTGTTGAGGCCCTGCTGGAACAACGGCATCCGCCACTTCCCATACCAGTGGTACCAGGTGGCGAAGATGATGAGGATCGAGCCATGACCGTATATGTCGACGACGTGCAGCACCGCTATGGCAGCATGATCATGTGCCATCTCTGGGCTGATACCCACGAGGAGCTGCTCGCCTTCGTCGACAAGATCGGCGTCAATCGGCGCTGGCTCCAGCAGCCTCCCAAGGCCAGCTGGGTGCACTTCGACATATGTCTCAGCAAGAAGAAGCTGGCGCTGTCTCTCGGCGCGATCCTCACAGACAAGTATGGGCCAGTCGAGCACACCGCGAAGCTGGATATTGCCTCTGGTGAGCCTCGCCGCGTACAGCGTGGTCGAGGCAGGCTTGAGGGTGTCGCGAAGTGCAGGGGCATGTTTAAGAGGGACGGCAAGGGATTGCCGAGCAGCGCGGGATAGCCAACACTCCCCTCCAAGGACGCATTCCTGGAGGGGAGTATGATCATCAATATCCGTGGCACCAGTGGAAGTGGCAAGAGCACGCTGGTGCGCTCGATCACCGAGCTCTACGAGCGAAAGTTCCCAGCCAAGGTGGAGGGTCGTCGCCAGCCCATCGGGTATGTCTTCACACGCCCTAAGGGTAAGACCCTCGCAGTCATAGGACACTATGAGACGCCATGCGGCGGCTGCGACACCATCACCGATCAAGACGAGATATACCGCCGCGTTCGCCAGAGCCACGAGGCCGGCATGGACGTGCTGTACGAGGGCTTGCTGATCAGCGCGGAGACGCGACGCTGCATCGAGCTCCACCGTGACTTCCCTGGGTATCTCCAGGTTGTCGCCCTTGACACCCCGCTGGACGTCTGCCTCGCCTCGATCAATGAGCGGCGGCGAGCCAAGGACCCTGATAAGGGCGACGTCAACCCCAAGAACACAGAGAGCAAGTTCAAGGGTGTGCAGAGCGCGGTACGCAAGCTGAAGAGCGAGAGCGTGCCGGCCGACTGGTGGAGCCGGGATGGCGCCAGGACCTTCATCAAGCTCCTGCTCGGTCTATAGGTGCAGCATGGAGTTTGATCTTCCACACACCCCGGCCTTCTTCGAGTACGCCCGCGAGCGCTACAACATCAAGCTGCGCCGCGACGCTGGCAAGTTCTGGCCTTGGACCGAAGACCCAATCCTGCAGACCTTTCGCTTCTGCAACGTGTTCCGCGAAGATGACAAGGTCACCAAGTGGATCAGAAGCGTCATCACGGATGCTGGCTATGGGGAGCGGATACTCGGAGCGCTCATAATCGCTCGCTGGTTCAACCGGATCGAGACGCTTGAGGCCATGCTGCCCCCTCCTGGCAGCGTCGAGCCTTTCTTCAGGAGCAACCTGCTCTACAACTGGGACCAGACCGTCCGGATACCATGGGCCGAAGAGATGCGACGACGCTTCGCTGGCGTGTCTCCGATCGTCACAGCGGCCTACATGATCAAGACCCCAGCCGGCATGAACAAGCTTGACGGGCTGATCTGGTGCATCCAGCAGGCGCTTCCAGGGGCTCTTATCTTGGCCAGGACGCTGTCGGCCGCCACCAAGCAAAGGAGGTCATTGACACTCGAGATGGTTCATGGTCAGCTGAAGCAGTATCCTTACCTTGGTGACTTCATGGCCTACGAGGTAGTGACCGACCTGCGTCATACCAACCTGCTACGCGAGGCCCCTGATGTTCACACCTGGGCCTCCCCAGGCCCAGGGGCGGCGCGCGGCTTTGCTCGTGTGCAGGGAGCGCAACTCGACACCTACAAGTACAGCCAGGAGAAAGACAGGAAGGTGCTGATTGCTGGCATGCGGGATTTGCTGGAGCTTTCCCGCTCCAAGCTCTACTGGCCGGAGCGCTGGCCAGCGTGGGAGATGCGAGAGGTGGAGCACACCTTGTGTGAGTTCGACAAGTATGAGCGAGCGCGGCTCGGAGAGGGCCAGCCGAAGCAGAGATATAGGAGGGGATGATGGTCAATATCAGACTTACGAATGACATTCGTAGCAGCATCGTCAGCAAGCTGACCAAGCACACATTCGAGAAGCGAGCTCAAGACCTGATGACACTTCGCGCGAAGTTCTCTCAGAAGGTCTATGTCGACTGCTTCAGTGAGAAGGATCTCAAGCTCATCAACCAGATGCCTGAGGGTTGGCTCCCAGAGCGCGACGACTTCCGGGTGCAGCTGGGTGGTACTGTCGACGAGCTTCATTTTAACGGCATGTTCAACTACCACCACTCGGAGCTAAGATTGCTTGGTGGCCTGCTCAAGGAGATAAAGAGACGCTTCCCGAGCCAAAAGTGTGGGGGCGTCATCGCTGTGTTCGACGTGGCCAGTGAATATGTTGATGAGCACCGCTTCCTGCAAGGCGCCTCAGAGGACCTTGAGGAGGAGATCAAGCGCGCCAAGGCGACCGCCAGGACCACGCTGAACAAGTTCACCACCGTTGAGAAGCTAGTGGAGCTCTGGCCGCAGATCGAGCCATTCACACGTGGCTATGTCAACGCGACCATCGCGGGTGCTGCAGGCCTGCCAGCGATCCGGGTCGAGGAGCTAAACAAGACCTTCGGGCTACCTGTCGAGGAGGTAATCTAGCATGCGAGTGATCACTACCCGCAACGTCCAGCAGGCCCTGCCGGAGGGCCTGCGTCAGCTCCAGCTCTATGGCTATGACCGGGATAGCCGCAACGGGCGGGTGCGCCTATTCAATGGCCCGGTGACGACGCGCTACAGCCAGCCCAGGGAGCGGGTGCTGTTCTGGGAGGTGCGTGACGCCAATCCATTCTTCCACCTCTTCGAGAGCCTGTGGATGCTGGCCGGCCGCAACGATGTCAAGTTCCCGGCGAGCTTCGTCAAGCGAATGAAGTCGTTCAGCGACGACGGCAAGACCTTCCACGGCGCCTATGGGCATCGCTGGCGCCAGCACTTTGGCTACGACCAGCTGTCTACGATCGCCACCGTGCTGCGTGAGAACCCAGACGACCGGCGATGCGTCCTGCAGATGTGGGACGCCAGGGTGGACCTCGGCCGGACCGGCAAGGACTTCCCCTGCAACACGCAGATATACTTCGCCGTCAGCATCAACCCCACCACACAGAAGAAGGAGCTCGACATGACTGTCTGCTGTCGCTCCAACGACATGGTGTGGGGCGCCTATGGTGCCAACGCGGTTCACATGTCAGTGCTGCAGGAGTACATGGCGGCGGCTGTCGGTGTGGAGGTCGGCACCTACTGGCAGCTGTCAAACAACTTCCACGCCTACTACACAACCATGCAGCCGCTGCTGGACGAGGGGCTGATTGACTCGGCAGACGATGGGATGCGCAGCGTTCAATCGTCTGATCCCTACGCCCTCGGCCTCGTCGAGCCGTTCCCGCTCGTCCAGACTGACATCGTCGAGTGGGGACAGGACCTCATGATGTTCCTGGAGGAGGGACCTGTCATCGGGCTGCGTGACCCCTTCTTCCGTCGCGTCGCCACGCCGATGTGGAACGCGTATCACCATCTCAAGAACCTCGACAACGAGCTGCGCTTCGACGAGGCGAAGGAGATCATGGCGCAGTGCAGTGCCACTGACTGGCGACTGGCGTGCAACCAGTGGATTGATCGACGCCAGCTGGCTGTCGAGAAGAAAGGGAGACAAGATGCAGCAGAGTGACTTGGCCAAGATCATGGCCGAAAACCCAGAGCTCGACGCTGACATACAGGTCGCGACGATCTTCGCCATCATACAGACCCGCGCGGCCGGCTCGGTCGAGCGAGCACACACGATGCGCCACGTCGGCTCATACTCGGTGGCTGCACACTCCTGGGGGGTGGCCATGCTCATGTACTACCTGTGGCCGAACGACTTCCCACGCCTCGCGATCCACTGCCTCGCTCATGACATCCCGGAGGGGTGGACCGGCGACGTCCCGGCGCCCTCCAAGCCCTACGTCGCTAACCACGAGGGCTGGAACAACGTGGAGATCAAGATCGCCCGCGCCCTGGGCGTGCCAAGTGAGTATGACCTTACCTTCACGTCCGGCGACATCGCCAAGCTGAAGGCCTGTGACCTCCTGGAGTTCTACCTCTGGGCTCGAGAGCAGGCTGAGCTTGGCAACAAGTTCATCCAGGAACACATTCACAACGTCCAGCGGTATATCACGTCCAACCCGCTGCCAGAGCCGGCGAGCAAGCTGTATGAGCGCCTGCGACAGTGTCAGGTGCTCCCCAACCTTTGTAACTTCCTCGGAGAGGTGATGAATGAGCGCGAATGATAGGCAGGTCGGTGGCGACCACTACAAGACCCAG